CGCAATGCAATGGCACTGGGATTAGGCTTTAATCCTGATTTGTTCGATAATACACATTATTTGCTATATTTAGCAATATATCCTACGGGTTCTCCACAAAATGGCTATACAATATTACCACCTATTGATGTTACTGGGGATCAAGGACAAAAACCTGGGTCATATACTTTAGATTCGGTTGTCGAAACGATTAATAATCAGTTTAGACAGCCCGGATATAACTATAGATTTATTGCATTTTCATATCAGGGCGAACTTGGTATCATGATGTCTGATTGCTATAACAATGCATCATTTTCTATTTTGAATGGAGTTGTGGTTAGTGGAGCTTATGAACAATCTGCTACAGAAGCGGCTTTCCCAAACAATGTTGTAGGATTATTCTCTACAGCACCTCTTGCTGCCCCAGATCCTCTTGGATTTGGAGGTCTTGGAGCCGCTATTGCCAGCCCACAATATATGACTACATATGATTCCACAGAATCGGCTCAAATTCCAACTAAATTATTTGTTCCTCTTACGAGAGCAAATTATTATGTTAATGGCACCGAAAAAGATAAATTAACACTAGAACAAGACCAGCTATTAGATGGATATGGAGATGGATACTGGGTAGGAACCATTATAAGTCGCGCAACTCCTGGTGGCAATAGAGTACAAACCACATATCGTATTGCTGCAGATTTGTGTTCCACAAATCTTAAGGTTGGTAAAACTATAGTTGTTCAGTCTCTTGGCACAGGAGATCTTAAAGACTTCGGAAGATTCGTTATTGAATCAATGGAATTTGGATGCGGTTCTCCAGAATATACAAATATTACAGTTTATGACGCTGTGCATGCTCAAAGTTATTCTCCAGTAACTACTTTAGACGAGGGCGAAGTTGCCATATATTTCAATTCAGATTCTGTATCGTTTAATTTGGAATCTGCCACCGACATATCTACAGAGTCACCATTCAAAAGACATTTTGAGATATTTGTAGACCAAAATGCAAACACTTTTACTCATGAAAGAGGAAGAATAAATACCAGTGGCGGAAACCTTGATGTAAATGGTATTATTTTAGAGTCTTCTACCGAATTAAGTAAACTAAATATAATTAGAATATCTCCTAAATTGAGAGGATATCAATTTGGATCTGTAACCAAGATTACTTTAAGAATGTCATCATTCGAGGCGAATGGAGATTTTGAAGGATATTTATTGAGTTATGATGCTGCCACTGCTGTAGATGAAAAGTATGGACCAACAGTAACCGGAAGATTTGGTGAAGTAATCAGGTTTTATGATGAAACGAATATAGATTATATTGATGTATTATTTGATATTGATACCACAATGTCATTGCCTTTTGTTGGTGAACAATTAATAGATTTCCAGCTGTTCCCATCACTATCATTAGATGATGAAGTAATGATGATTGCAACGTGCGAATAGAATAATTCAGATAATAATGTAAACTGCTTAAGAGATGAAAGACAATTTGGAAATATTAGTGAAAAAGAATTAAGCACGTCAGCAATAAGTTACATCTCATTGCCCGATAAACTAATGCATCAGAACGGTGTATTTAAGGGGTTTGATCTTCAGACAGTTCCAGTCGGAACCAACCCAAATGATAATCAAATTTATTTAAGGGGCGGTTCGGCGCTGGTTGGCGGGAAAATTGTTTATAAGAATAGTGAAACTGTAGAAATACCCAAAATACAAGAATATTATTCAAGCGGATCTTATGGAATAAATTGGGCAGTATGTGTCAATGATAAAAATGAATATCAACCAATTCCATTATTGGATTATGATTCCGTTAATCTAACTCCAAATGCAGATAGAATTTTTGTGGCTCGCAACCCCTTAAATCTATTAACTTATAATTTGGATGCCGCTTATTTCTCGGACATTGTAAATAATAGAAAAGACTTGACGCTATTATATGTAGTATATAGTGAAGTTGTTGTTAGTGTTGGCGTCGCCACCTCTACACTTACTGTACGAGACGTAAGAAAATATGCATTAGATGTAGAAGCAAATCTTCCGCTAAAATATAATGCTGGAGAAAACCAAGGTAATTTCAAGAGTATATCCGCCATATTTAATTGGTTGAATTATAATGGATCATTTAATGGCAATGTTGTAATTAAAGGCGCAGAAACATCATTGGCTTATCCATATGGACCAGAGATTTCTGAAAATCTTGTTATTGGAACTGGCGATGGTGCAATAGTGGTTGATGGTGAAAATAATTCTAACTTACATTTTACTGGAACTATTAAGTTTGGGTCAAATGTAACTTTCAAAAATATCAATCTTCGTTTTACAAATAGTGTAACATTTGACGTTCCATCAGATAACATAACGTTTGATAATTGCAATATAACTATATCTCCATCTGTAAGCCCAGCCAATCTAATTATGTTCGATTTATCTAGTTCTTCAAATATTACATTTAAAGACTGTGTGATAACTTCCGTACATCCTGTGCAAGCCAGTGACGGAGGGTCTGTATTTAGGTTTAGCAGTTGTTCTAATATGAAGTTCTTAAATGCAACGATTTTATCAACGTATAATGTTGCTGCCGGAACCAATTATCCAGGAAATATATTTACATTTGTGAATAGCCCAAATATTGTTATCGAGGACTCGTATTTTAGCGGCAATTACAATTCATGTATTCAATTGGATGCGTCGTCTGATAATTTGAGATTCCGTAACTCTACTGTAATATCTACATATGACCCGCAATTAGATACTGGAGTTTATGATTCGAGCAATCTTATCAATAGTGGTTATGGATATATTCAGGCAACCATCAATAGATCTCAAGTATTAGAGGATATCATAATTGACAATGTTGCATTTGATTATGCTCCAACTGTTGCAAGTTCTGACAGATTTAGTTTTATCAATTTTGAGCTAACAGCATATAATGCGACATTGAAAAATGTTAAAATAACTGGATGCAAGTTTAATAACTTAAATGTGGGCACAACCGAGGATAACAGATGTGCAGTTTCAATTATTAATACTTCGGTTCAAGATGATATTGAAGACCAACCACAGCCCCTTGTTTCTGATGTATTAATTTACAACAATACATGTAATAGAAGCCAATCTTTTGTTATCACTTCAAAAACATGGTCAGATAGAATGGTATATCCTGGGCTGATGGCTATCAATTGTTCTATTTCGAATAATACTGTTGGAACAATCGGATATTGGATTTGTTCTGGGTCTAAATTTGCAAATACCCCGCCAACTTATAATCCAAATGAGTTTAATAGCAAGGCAGCTGGGCTAACGATATCAAACAACACGTGTTATTACGTTGCGACACAAGATCATTTAGGAAAATACTTTGTTACATCTGAGAGAGTAGCAGGAGTTTCTACGGCAATGTGTGATTATCCGTCAGGATTTGTTACTATTAAAGATAATAAATCAAGTTGGATTCATGTAGGAATTGCATATGAGGATAATAGTAAATTAACCATAGCTGATAATCATTTAAGTGCATATTTTGATTCGTATTTAACTCCTTATGGAGAATTAGATCATGGCACTTCGGATGGAGAATATTATGGAAGTAATTTTGCAATATTTGTAAATGCAAACCCATATGTTGATCCTTCTATAACTACTGGTACTCCATTAAATGGAAATAATTCTTGCTGTGTAATATCCGGAAATGTTATTGGCTCTGGTTATTGGCATATCCCAACACTTAATGTTTATAAATATGATCGAGGAGGAATTTATTGTAAATCCTCTGCGACAATCCAAAATAACATAATTAAAGGAATTAACTCAAGCTCAACAACATCGCGCCTGATTGCTTATGGTGGGCTGAATACAATCATTATAAATAATCAGTTATATAGAGAGTCCAGCTATGTTGTAAATTATATTGGATTTATAAACTCCGATTCAACCGCCTGGGATGGTACCGGATCTAGTGGAATAATTACAGAAAACTATCTTGATAGTCCATATAGAACCGGATCAGTTTCCAGCACAGACGTTATACATGTTCCAGCTAATGCTTATTTCAACTGGATATCTGAGAGGAATATTAATCAAACTATTACTAGAAAGTTAAGGATATCGGCTGCAAGACATTTGTGTGACGGCGGCATAGGCACTCCTTATGATGGTTCTTTCTGGACATTATCTGCCGGATTCGTACCCAAATATATTGACGAGTATTACAATGAATGTGAGATAGGATACGCTGGCGGTAGCGGTTCATTAAATTATACAGTAATTTTTGAGTTGACTCATATTATTCCTGCAAATGTTAAGTTAGTATCTGTAAGCGAAGATACAAGCGCAGATACAAGTGCAGCAGGAACTATAACTTGTTACTTGGATGTTAAAAATGAAACTAGTTTAATAACTCAGTCTACAGCAGCCTCGGCTCATAATTATCCAATTAATACTTCATCATATACTTTTGTTCATGGATTAAGTGATTATATCAATGATATAAACGGATCTTTGATTATACAAATAAGAGCTTCGTTTTCTTCAGCAAACAGTATGATGCTGCAATTAAGCCCTGTTGAAATAACGTATCGTTGGTAACATAAATGGCGTCTAATAATTTCTTTAAATCCGATCTTTTTGCCATACATAATATGGTTCAAGCATCTATGATTGTATATCCAAAAGAGATTATTTTGGCGACATTAAGAGATTATTTTTCTAAAGATTCATATTATCACTACTCCAGAGACCAGTGGGGTTTCCCAAACACAACAGATCATACAGATCTGCCTCCTGGAGCAGATCTTCCAGTAGGGTCATATGGATCCGCAGCTATAACAAATGAACTTTTAAGCACAAGATTATTTATAGGAGAACACTATAGACATGATGGAGTTTATTATCCGGCTATTTTGATAAAGAGCGGCGGAAGTAAATATGTTCCTATATCTATTAATAGAGAAAAAGGTGGCGTTCAATATGAAGACATAATTTATGAAGATGGTTATGGAAATAGAACCACTGTTCATCATCCTGCTTATTTTTTTACTGCTGGTGCCTGGGAAGGTCAAATTATTATAGAAGTTTTTTCTAGAAGTTTAAGAGCAAGAGATGATCTTATAGAGGTGCTTGGCGCCTGCTTTTCTGAAATTTCTGTTGATTCATTATATGACGTTGGTTTGTTGATAAAACCGCCCAGCATTGGAACGCCGTCTGAAACTGATGATAGAAATGATAAACTCTTTAGGCAAAGTATCACATTAGATATAAGGACCGAGTGGCGAAGAGAGATTCCTATAGGCAATGTTATTGATGCTATCTTTTTTACCGCAACCTTTGAAGACGTGTCTAGACCTCAAACCCCTGTTTCTCCGAACATTACGATTAATACAGAAGTAAATATGTTGGATATGCTACTAAACTCGTAAATTGTTATAGATTGAAGTGCTCTAAACAAATAATCAAAAAGTAAGATAACAAATTGTATTAATATATCACCAGGAATAGGAATATTAATACATTTTAATGATACAAGCTACATAACTGTGTGAGAAGGATTCAAATATGGCTAATATACCGGGCGCAACAAATGTTCTACCAGGAGTTTTTACTGATGTAGTAACCCAGTCTCGCGGAGTCTCAATTCCTGGAGGTTCACGAATAGCTGCGATAATGGGCGAAGGCGCAGCAGATGAAACTTTAGTTTCTCAAGCATTAGGCGGTGGAAGAGATGGCTTAAATTCATCCTATACATCCAGCACTGGTTCAGATGGAAGGCACTTCCAGCTTACAAATTATCCAGTTGTTTCTAATAGAACACAATTGTTTAAAAATGGTATTCCATTGGTTGGTACGGAAGAGCTGATTAGTTCTGGGTCATTTAGTAATAGATATGATTATAGAATTGATATTGCTACTGGTCGGATTGAATTGCAGACTGCTCATTTGGTGGATCAAGGGGGCGCTTATTATGTGCCATTAACTACCAATGTGGGAGACGGTTATTTATCGACATTGACGCTTGTAGACGCAAATGCACCCCCAGAAACATGGACGATAAGGTGTGTTTCTGTAGTTCGTGATGCTCTTAATGCGCCCATTCAAAATACAGCAAAGTTTATTGCTTTCGGATCGGTTTCTGGCGCACAGTTAGATGCGAATGGTAATCCTGTAATTTGGACCGCAAATGGCAATTTGGTAACAAATGGAACATTGAGTTTTTCTATTTATGAACGCAAAGTTGGTGGCGCTTCAGCTACTCCATTTAGAGAAGGCGACGCTTTTACAATTTTAGTTGCAAGCGGAGTCCTTGTTCGTAGCCAATCATTAACGGCAAGTTATGTTCCAACCGCAAATCTTAATGACCCCATTTTATTACAGGGTCTTGGCGATGTTGCAAAGCGTCACGGATTTCCAAGTCTAGATAATAACTTGAGTTTGGGATGTCAATTAGCTTTTGCCAACTCTGCACCAGCTATTATGACTGTACAAACCGCTCCGTCTATGCCAAGAAGAACTTCCTATATATTAGAAGACTCGGTTGATGCGCTTTCTGATAATCCAGAGGATTTTATTTTCCCATTACCAGCTGGAGTTGCATTAGATTTTAATTCAAATATCCATTTCTTTGTAACTAACAACTCAACAAATGTTGAAATACAAATTCTTCCTAACAAATTAGATTATTATTTGCTGGATACCGCTGGACAGCCAACAACGGAAACATTCATATTTGATGATGTTATGGCTCCAAGCGGATATTCTTACTACTATACAGTAAAACAAGATTTTGAAGTGTTAGCCTCTGGCTTCGACGGATACATTGCTCGCAACACAGCAGTTGATAATGGAGGCGTATTTAGTGCATCTACTGAATTTGATTCTAGTTATGTTGGAATGACACTAAATATAATCGATGCGGCTAACGGATCAAATATAGGTCATTATACAATAACTGGCGTATCAAATGGAAGATTAACGGTTACTACCGCTGATGTTCCTGCTGGCGCACTTTCAGATCCATATAACTATCATGTCACTGCCGCTCCTTATTTTTCTGATTTCACTAACGAGAGTCCAGTTGCATTTGAACTTATTAATAAGTTAACTGGCGTTGCGCTAGATGGATATTCTGGAACTGACGGAGTATTAGTAACTGTTGGTCCTGGAACCGCACAAGCCACAGTAGATAGTGCTACAATTGATTTTAGTCAGGTGGCAGATATTGAAAATCTTTATAGATTACAAATCAACGGTACTGATAATGGTAATGATGGATTATTCGATATTACTGCGTCTGGAGCCAATGAAGTAACGATAAAGAAATTTATTGTTCAAGAAAGTAATATGCGATATGAGGTTGTAGATCTTGACGATTTAAGCTCTTATATAGTTGTAAATCACAATGTGGTTCCCAATGGTTATAGATTAAGAGTTTCTGTAATTAATGATAAGGATGCATCTTTCTATGATGCTGGATGGGTTACAGCTTTAGAATCATTAGAAAATGTAGAATGTGATATTCTTGTTCCGCTTCCAAAACAAACAATTTCCGTTATTTTCCAAAATGCTTTATCACATTGTAAGTATATGAGCAATATTAGGAACAAGAAAGAAAGAGTTTTGTTCTGCGGAGCTATTTCAGGATTAACACCTAATAACGTAACTGGAGCAGAAAGTGCAGCCGTAGAAAATATCGGCATTCTTGAAGGAATCCAGGGTGATAGCGTAACAGAAGTTTTAGCCGGAAATATTGAAGATTTGGCTAATTATTCTGTAGCAGATGCATTCGGAAATACATTTAGATGTGTTTACTTCTATCCAGATCAAATAGTTGTTCAGGCTGGAACTGAGAACGTGCTTATAGATGGATTCTATATCGCTGCCGCAGCGGCAGGTTATGAATCTGCTGATGTAAGACTTGAAAATCCAATGACAAACAAGACTTTGAGTGGATTTACAATTCTTAGAAATAAGCAATTCTCTACACTGGTTCTTGAGCAATTGGCAGCCGCTGGCGTTACAACATTGCAACCAGTTGCTGGTGGTGGAAGAATCATATGGGGAATCACCACAACTCAAAGTGGATATCCAGAAGAACAAGAAATCTCTATTGTATTTATCAGAGATAGAGTTGCCAAGGTGCTTCGTGCCGGATTTGCACCATATATTGGTCAACCAGAAAGCGTAGATACTCCGGTCATTCTAAATACCCGCGCAGTTATCTTATTGAATTCATTAGTTTCACAAGGTCTGATTACTGCGTTCAAAGATTTGGCTGTGAAAAGAGATGAAGCAGATCCAAGACAGTGGAATATTACTGTAAGAGTACAACCAACATATCCTGTAAACTTCATTTACATCAAAGTAAGTCTTGGGCAACTATAATTAGGGAGAAATAAATGGCAGAAACAGCATCAGGCACCGGATCTACATTAGATTGGGGAGCAAATAATAAAACGAGCACAGCAGTATCAACAAACATATTAATTATGGTTGGAAATCATGCTGTTGGCGCTATACAATCACTAGATATAACCGAAGACCGCAATATAAAAATGGTTGATGAGGTTGGCACAGACGGACATATCGACTCCGTTCCAGTCGCTTCTACTAACATTAAGGGAACTTGTAAAAGAGTTAGATTTGATAAGTTGCGTATAGCCGAAGCTTTTAGTAGAGGCTTTGTACACGTAGCATCACAAGCATACCCATTTGATATCATGATAATTGATAAACAAAAAAGAGATCCTAATAGCCAGATTGCTACAGTAATTAAGAATGTTTGGATTAAATCAATTCAATATGCTTACACTGTAAGTGATTGGATTATTACTGACAATATGTCTTGGGAAGCGGAAACTATTTGGAGCGTTCTAAATAGCGGATCTCCAAATGCCGGTGGGACTCCAGTAGCAGTTGGTGGTGAGATTGGAATCACACATGCAGTAGTGCCTGGCGGCATTGAACAAATAACTGATACCGGCAATTATGGTCGCAGAGGATCCTTGGATGCTGCCGGTTTGATTGATATCGGCTCATCTGGCGATTTATACTAAAAAAATCCCGACTTCCCTAATAATGAAATGCCCGAATTTTTCGGGCATTTTCAGTTTTGACTTACCCAAATGTATTTGTTGATATATAGTAATAGAATAGGTAATAATTACAATTGCGGAGTTAAATATGCCAAATTTCGATAGTTCAATAAGTCATAAAAGTTTTTCTGGTCCACAACTCAAAGAATATGATGTTCCGGATGAAAGTGGTTCTCAACGATATGGAATGGATGAAAATTCAGTTCAAGAAATGAGAATGCAAAGGGATCCTGTAGACGTTGAGCGCGAAATTAGAGCAGCAAAAGAAGCTAAAAGAACGGGTCGTGAAAGACTGGGAGAAGGCGCGAAGCGTAGAATCGAGATGTTATTGGGCATGACGCAAACGACTCATGTTGCAGACGTTAATGGTACAAATTTCGTATTCAAATCTTTAAAAGCAAAAGATATGAGGGCTGCTATTATGTTTGCAGCCAATTATGATAATACTGTTCAATCTCCATTTGAAGTTAGGAAACAGTTTTTAGCAAGATCTATTGTAAGTATTGCAGACGTTGACTTTGAACAATTTATAGGATCTGATACATTAGAGTCAAAATTATTATTTATAGAAGAACTTGATGAGGCTCTACTAAATAGATTATATGATGAATATCTTAAAATGGCTAAAATTGCTAAAGATAAATATAGAATTAAAGACGATTCTGATGCTAAGGAAGTTGTTGCCGACTTAAAAAAATAATATTTGAACCGGAACATCGATTCGTGTGGTTTTTATGTAAAACATATAAAAAGACACCAGATGATCCATTTATTGCAGATATGGACCCGGTTCAAAAAATATGGATGTTTGAAAATTGGTTAGCCGATCAAAATGATGAGGCGGAACTAGCTAAAAATCACGCATATCTATTAGCATCCTTTGATCATCCTGAATCTGTTCAAAAATTATTGGGCAACAACAATACTCATCAATCAACTGATGAAGAATTCGAAGAAACAAGCAGAATGATTAAAGAAATGAATAAAGATATAATACAACCAACCGAACACAGAGCAAGAAGACGTCGAACAATTAAGGATTAATATGACTGAACTTCTAACACCAGAAGAAATAGAAAATTCGACATCTGCAGCCAATGCTCACACAGCCGCCCTAACGAATATGTCTAATGTTGGCGGCGCAATGCAAGGTATATTTGCAGAACTTGGCAACAAGATAAATGGTGTTGCCTACGCATTGTCTAATACAGAGGGGATGAGCACGCGCGCTTTGGCAGGATTTAGCGCGTTAAGTGTTGGCGTGTTAGGTGTACGAGATTCATTTGAAAAAGGATTTGATATTGCTCCGTTAAATACATTTTCTGGACAGCTTACAAGTATATTAGAGGTAATGGGAAGGCAAGGCAATAAAGATGTTGGGACACTAACTAATTTATTTACAAGTGCATTTGGAACAGTTATTCCTGATAGTGTTTCTAAAACTGTCACTGGAATTGAAACTTTTCTATTGCAAACTGCAAAAAGCGCAGATAATGCGCTGAGATTGCAAAATGCATTATTTAAAATGGGCGCAGTTACTGGCGATCTAAATAAAGTTTTATCTGATGCTGGTGGTGAATTTGAAAACATGAATGATCTTTTGATGCGTCATCAAAAGATGATTACGGATACAGCGGCTGCATCTGGAACATCTACTGCAGTAATTGAAGAGTATTGGGCTGCACTCGGACAGATTCCAAAAGCTTTAGAAAGTCAAGTGACGTCTGCAAGAGATTCTGGAAAACAGGTCAGTATGTTAGATGCTACAATGCAATATGCAGCTGGTAGTGGTAGAGATTTTATGTCAGTTATTGCAGATCTAAAGGATGCTCATATAAAAATGGGAGTTGAGGGAGAAGCCGCATTAAAGTTTACTGCTAGAATGGGAGAACTTGCCAATAATAATAATGTTGAATTTAGCGTGATGCATGACGCTCTTTCAAAAGCATCAGACGATATTAAGAATTTTGGTGGTGAAGGAATGCGCACCGGAGAGGTTATGGAAGGTGTAGTTAAGATAATGAATAACTATCTTGGCGCATTAAAAGAAACTGGTGTGAGCGGCGCCACAGCAGTCGGAATGATACAGACCATGACCAACTCCATGCTTGGATTAGATGTCGCTCAAAGGGCATTTCTGTCGCAGCAAGCGGGAGGTGCAGGAGGTTTGCGCGGTGCATTTCAAATAGAACAAATGATTCGTGAAGGCAAGGGTGCCGAGGTAATGGCAGAAATGCAAAAGTCAATAGAGCAAATGACTGGTGGCAGAATGGTTAGTGTTGAGGAGGCGGCTGGAAGTGAAGAGGCGGCTAATCGAGCAGTTATGCAAAGACAAATGATAATGAGCGGACCTCTTGGCAAACTGGCTGGAGACGAACAAGGAGCGGCAAGAATTGCCGAAATGTTCGCCGCCAAATCAGCAGGAACAGTAACTGGCGAGGAGCTGGCAGCTGATGTTTTACAAAAACCAATGGAAGATGGATTAAAATTCCAAGAAACATCAGCGACTCATTTAGGAGTAATTAGATCATTAATGGAAGGCGCGAGAGGCGTTGCCAACATAACTGCTCTAGGATTTAACCAAACAACTAGCGCTGCCAGAGTTGGCACAGCCGCTTATAGAGCAGAAGATGCTGGCGGCATTATTGCTTCCGAAGAAGAAAATAGACAAAATCTTACAAGATTTAGAGAGACTGCGGGGCATCGTGGTGGCGATATGGCAGGCAACATTGCTGCAATTGGTACTTCTGAAGAAAGTACGGTGCCAGTAATGAGACAGGCTACGGCAGCATTGGGAGAAGATTTGGGATTACTTATACAGGGGCTTGGTCCTGCATTAAGGGCGCCTATAGAAAGAGTTAAAAACCTTATAGCTGCTGGAGATCAAGAGGCAATAGCTGTCGAAAGAGAAAAAATAGAAGCACACGTCAGTGCAACCAGGGAAAGATATAAAAATCAAGAAAATTCTGTCGAAAAACTTGCAGCATTAGATGAGGCTGCCCGACAAGAGCAAGCATTAGCATTAGCGACACAGCTGGCTGTCAGAACAGAGCGCCTCAAATCAGAAGAGGCGATGCAGAATGTTGTTCCGAAAGAATACGTTCCTAATGCCGCTATAACAAATGAATATTCTGCATCGGGGGCATCAATCAATGCTAATTTTAATCCCGCTAATACAAAAACGGCTGGACAAAATGTTGGTGCTGCGGCGACACATGCCGCCGCATCAGGATCTCCAGAGGCAGACGAGAACGCCCCTGGTAAGGCAGGAAAAGAAACAAGAGAGCCAATAGAGGTGGATGTAAAGGTAACCGGGATATGTATAGATTGTGGAAGAAAAATGGCGCAAAATCCTCACACGATACCCGGAGCACAATAAATAAGGATAATAATTATGGGTTTAATGGACACACTAAATGATGCGCAAGATTTTCTCAGCAACAACAACCCAATAGAAGACACAAGTCAATTTAAAAATGATGGATTTATGTTGCCATCATCTTTTTCAGCCAATGGAGATGGCTTGCCTTATAGTAAAGTTCCGTCTAATAGGGCTGGACAGGCTAAGAGAAATATCATAACTTGGTTTGTCCCCGAATTTGGTCTGGTTAGAATGTATATTAACCCACAGTCGATATCTTATAAACATAAAAAAATTATCTCCAAAGATAGAACAAAAGGAGGATATTCTTTACAATATTGGGGGGAAGAATTAATTACAATTAATATTCAGGGGACTACGGGAAGTTCAGGAATAGAGGGAATCAATATGTTGTATGAGATATATCGTGCAGAACAATATGCAAATGATGCTATTGGATTATCTCTAGCCGCAACAAATTCAAATGCCGCATCTGATCTTGCACAACAAGGATTAAGCGCACTTGGAACGACAGGAAGCATACTTGGCGGATTACTGGGAGCAGATTCTCCTAATGCTAACGCATTGGCTTCAAAAAATATAACTACAATGGCACAGCTGGCATTTACCGTTGAGATGTATTATGGCGGGTGGGTATACAGAGGATTCTTTGATAGTATGAATATTTCAGAACAAGCCAATGATTTTCAGATACGTTACGATATAGTGTTTATGGCTACTCAAAAGCGTGGCTATAGAACAAATTATTTCCCATGGACAAGAAATCCAAATCAGGGTCCAAGTAGATCTGACTCCCCATATTCATTTGATCCTAAAAAAATCGATCAGCCTTTACCCATGAGTAGCGAATTTATAAAAAGATAATATGAAAAGCATAATAAATAAGGACTAAAGAATGGGTTTTCTTGATGCACTAGCAGACCAAATATCTTCTCAATTTTCATTGGGCGAAAATACAAATACATCCCTCGATGCCGTTATTGATGGCAAGAAGGTAAAATATGGTGCATTGGGAGAGTTTGCAAGTAAATTCGATCAGTCTGCCGAACGAAAATATGTAGAAGAAGGGTATTTAAGAAAGGATGCGTATAATACCGTCCCTAAACAATTAGAAGTATTAATGCAAGAACCAAACGCCACAATTCTTGTAAAAAAAAGAATGTTCTCTTCTATAGCCGAAAATTTTAATCCATATTATATGGATTATAATGAGAAGCTATATTTAAGATGTATCAAAATATTATTTCAAAACAAGTGTAACCAAATAGCTACATTAGAAAAATTATCAAAAATTCAAAAGATTACATCATTAGTTGGCGAAATTGATAACTACATGATTCCATTAATTCTTAATCTTACAGACTCTTTAAGTAAAGACTTTACTGGAGAGCAAAATCCAACAGATGCTTTTGGGGTGCCATTACAACAAGAAAGCGACAGTCTAGTAAAAGTGGTTGATAGATTAAGAAGAATATATTCCTATAATATTACCAGTCCACATACAAGCTGGATTGTGGACAATGTTAATTTATTAAAATCTCAGTATGGTGAGGGCACTGGAGTTATAGAAATTACAAATTTTTCAGGTATAAACACCAACACAACTGTTAATATGGCACAGAGTGGCGGTTGTTCTTTTGTTATTCAAGACCCTTATCAAGCTATGTTAATTACTGATTATGATATTGAAAAAGCGATTGCAGATGGAACTAATTTGTTTTATAATAGCTCGACCTTTCAAATGGGAAAGGAAAGCTCCGAAGCGCTAATAAATGAATTACAAGTTAGACTGAACCAATATAGATCAGAACGAGGCGCCAGCCCCATAACGTTTAAAGTAAATCCGGATACGCTGTTAGGAAAACGCGTTAGAGCAATTATAGATAGACAAGGAATTGAGATTCCATTTACTTACGATGCTATAGGTTCATTATTAACATTAGGATTTATAGGCGGTCAAAATGTAGGCGTGGAAGTCCCCGCAGAATATTTAAAGGATGGAGCAGTAGCCGGATTTGACGGATTAGATACCTCTAAGAAAAAATATGGCGGCGCATCAAGTATAAGTGATAGCTTTAATAGACCAGG